TTATAGCCGAAACCGGCCTCCTTAACCTATGTTACTTTTGTACTAACTTAGGTGATTCGAAAGTGTAGACCTTTATACGGTCCACGCTACCTCGACCCGGTAAGGTGAAGTAGTCCCTGTCATCCCGCTTTTCAGACGGTATGGCAAGGCCCTCTTGGTCTAGCCTCAGCCTGTCATCCCTTTCAAGGATGCCAAGCATGCCTAATTCAGAGTCTTCTCTGAGATAGGTAACATACGTGGCTAGACGCCGGACGCGGAAAAACTCGCTACGGTTATACTGGAAAAAACGAACGGTATCTCTTACGAGCTTACCGTTTCGTATTACCAGTTTCACTTTGCGTTTCCACGATCCGAGCCGGGACACCTGTTCCTTTTTAAAGGAGTTGGGAGTAAAACCCCAAGTTTCAAAGGTGTACCCGCTCCACTTGCGATCTCTGCGTACACTGCGAGCAATGTACGCGTCGGAGATGAGGTGGCCGTCACCGTAGCCTTTTGGGCCGCGGAGACGGATTGAGGGGTGTATGCACTGTTCCAGCAACTTAGCGGTAGAAAAATCACCGCGTCCGCAGTAGAAGTTGTGCAACCGGAAGAAGTCTTGACCGCGTAAGCGGTCTTTGACGAAAACCGGGCGTATATCAGTTCCTAAGACATAGTCCTTCCCGCAAGACTCGCGCTTTGGCCCCTCCCAAAAGCTCTTCTCGAAATTTGGCATAAAACCCAAATCACGGAGGACGCTCATAAGAGGGACCGCGGCGTCTGTCGCTACGACGATATCATCGCCGTACACAAGAGTCTTACCAAGACTCTCGGGGGCATAGATCTCAACGACGCCCTGGGCAATTGCCCAGAAAACCATCGTTTCGAGGGGGAAAGTGAAACCGTTCCCCATCGACGAGATCTTCTGTAGTCTCACCGGTTTTCCGTCCACCATTGCATCGGCGGAGCGAAGACGGCAGAACAGCTCAAACCAGTCCTCTGGGAAGAGGTGCTGGATAAGAGCGAGAGACACAGTGTCGGACGCAGACGATAGGTCCAGGGTTGCTAAAGCCCCGGTAATCGACCCTTCGCAAGCAGCCCGCTGGTTGGCGGACTGATCGCTAATGTCGATCCCTACCGTACGAAGATGGTCGGCTAGAATTTCGCCGACCCCGAGCTGGAACATACCGTTTAAGGTAGGTTCCGTGCATATCGCTCGGTCAATCTTTGCATTCTTAGGCACGAACTCAACTCGCGACATGTGGACTGGAAGGTCCACCTCGCGAGCCTCAGGTAAGCCAGGCCCAAAGACCTGGCTCTCCTCCGATAAATCAGCATCCCTCCAGAAAGGAAGGGTACTAACGTACCAGGGGAGACTTTCGTCTTCCGAGAGGTTCGTACTACACGCAGGCGCATGTCTCAACTTGTTAAGCGAGCACGCGTTTCTTTTTGGTACCTGCGTCGATGCCCCGGGCCCGAATCTGGCCCGGATTTGCGAAGGTGACGGGACGTCGCCCAAGAGCAATGAGATTTTACGTTGAGCCGCGTGAAGTACGCGCTCAACGACAGGACGGAATTGAAACCGACCCTGTGCCCATGCTCTGAAGCAACTGTTCGTCAGCCCGCAGCTGACTTCTGCAGCCGCAAACCCGTCAAGGGCTGCGCGGCGGCGGTCAATTCCGAGGTCAAGGTCTCCTCGCTTTCGGAAGAAGGCAAGGGCTTGACCAATATGGAACTGGTCGTCTGCCGTGAGATCCCGAACATCAGGATCATAGTTGCACAAATCAAAAAGGTCAGCATTATCAAGACTAATCCTGATATGCTGCCCTGCTGCGTCCATCCCAGCAGGCGTGAGCCGGCTAAGGTGGATAACCGCGAGGTAGCGAAGTAGCTCATTCGTTTCCTCTGTGGAGATGACCTGGTCGAAGTGAAAGACCAGGGGGAGGCCAGTGGCCTCATTGCTTCGTTGCGACTGCAACATGGCAGATCTCCAGCGTTGAAGGGTTAAGTTGGCATGAACTGATCGTTAAAGGCGTCTTTGATGACACCTGTAGCGACGGGCGTGACCGTAGTGGACACGTTGTTCATGACGTTCTTGAGAGCCTGGGACGAAACCTGGCGCGAGGTAGGAGTACTGCGCTTGTGCGCGTACTTCACGTACTCGTCAGAGTCGACATAGGCAACCTTCGGCGCAGCGGTGTAGCCCTGCGCATTGACTCCGGACACGGATTCCATGACCGGGAAGTCGACGCGGAAACGCGTCTCCGTAACCCCGCTCGGCAAATCGCGTTGACGCAGAATCGCGCGGACCTGCGCCTCAGTTGGAACCGAGGGCAGATTCTCGCGATAAATCGCAATTCGCGTACCATCCTTATCGATCTTGTTATCGACCGGAAGGAGGGTGTGAGCAACAGGGGTGGCGGCGCCGTCAAAGACGACAATGTTGGCTTGTTGTGCCATTGAACTATCCTTTAAGGAGAGAATAAGGACCCAAAGGGGGTCTAACCTAGCTGCAAATTTTAGGGCGCTTAGGAGTGTATCACTACATTTTCCTAATCTTTTCCAACAGTGCAGGCCAATTCCGTTGGGAGAGGAGAGCTACCGCATTTGCGGCATGCCTCCACGACGAGTAACAATACGTCTCTTCCTTCAGAAGGTACGCAAGCGGATGGGGAACCGAAATCTCGGTGTCTACAGTGCGCGAACAGTACGTACGCGTATACTGCATTCCCGTCCTGAGGAACCAGGGACTTTTGATCGTATAACCGTTCATGGTAAACGACCCATAAGTAGTAGTCCTCTTGTAACTGCATACCACCGTGCCGGATATATCCGACACAGTCCGCAACGACTCCAGGTACGACCCAACTGGGACGAACCAATCCACAGCAAATGACCAAGGAGTTTTCTCCCAGGCCACCGTAGCCAACGTCTGCCATCCAGGTGTAAGGGTGTTCGACACCTTCGCACCATAGATGATATACCGCAGCTGGAACTGATGGATAGCGCTTTGAAACTTCGCGGAGTAGAGCGGCACTGCGTGCTGCGACCTAGCAGCACCCTCCCATCGCCTCGAAACCGAAAACTTTCCCGGGGATTTCCCCGTGACAGCTTCGGCAAGCCACTGTGCCCCATCTTCAGCGTCGCTAAGCAACGGCATCCAGCCGTAGTTAGCTTCGATCCAGATAGAGCCAAGGGGCTTAGTTCGGTCTTTTATAGACTTAGCCAATCGACGGTCCCTTGCGGTTCCGCCGGTCAGCTTTAGGGCTTTGAGAGCAAGGATTGGATCTCTGGCGCGCATGGCAGCAATAGCACCACCAATGCGCACGGCTGCATCCCCGATCATCTGAAACGCTTGAGGCGCCTCAGCGAGGAATACAGCCGGGTTAAAACCACTCCCATACATGCGATTTCGAAGCTTCGCCAAAAGTTTGTACTCTTGGCGCTCATCGTAGGCGACCCAAAGATCAGTCGCTATAACCGGTTGAGGGGCGTACACGTAATCATACGAGTTGCCGTCAGCCCGGACCACTACCGCATCTTCAAACTGATGGATGTAGGTAACGCTGTATGGTTGTGGGGGTAAGTCCGACCGACCGCGGGTCTTCACAGACTTGCGCGAGACGAAGCCTTTAGGGCCTCGCATTGTCGGATAAGAGGAACGGGGTTTTGCTTCAGTAATCGCATCACCTCCGGACCATATACGATGCTTGTAGGCCCCGATGATGGCTGTATAGCCATTCCAGGACCACTTGCGTCGTAGATCAGTACCCACCGAACCAGTAGTCATAGACGTACCCCACTTAGGACATTGCCAACATCAGGCAAGCATCCACCCGTGTGGGCGGGCGAGGCAACAGCCTCGATTGAGGACCCGGGCGCTTCACAGCGGCCAGGACCAGAAGTAGCTCCTTCATCACAGTTCAACGAAAAGAAGTACGGGGACACCTCCCGAGAAACAAGGGCAACCGGATTGCATTTCTGCAAGAGCCGATTGACCGCGCAGTAAGCGCGGTGGTATTCCGTATCACTGATCCATTTTCCTGCGTGAAGTTTGTTCACGTACGTCAGGGCCTTATTAGGGCTCAGGCGCTTCGTTCTACAGCAAGCCCCCCCTGTCCAACCCGCGGTGACCAACTCGATAAGTTGGTACCTACGGAACGGTGGGAGGGGTTCGTCGGTGCACAGGTCGGCTTCGATCAACTCGTCCGAGAGGGACGAGAAAAGGTCAACCTGCTGTGCGTCGATAAAGCGAACGGCTAGGAAAGTAACGGACATGGTGGTACTCCTTTCGGTGGATGTGATGGAGGGG